CACCAAACTTCCTAGGAACCCAAGGTTCAATCTTGAGGGAGATAACTAACCGAAGGAACTCCGCGTATCTCCAGTGGAGATATGTGCAAGCCCCGGCGTAAACCGGGTCCTTCCACCACGCGAGTTCCCTTGATGCAGCTATCCCTCTACTCCAAGAGGGAGGAACCTCCTTCTTACCAGGTAACCGAGAATCCGGGGTGCTCAGCGAGCGGACCCTCAGGATATCCAGGAAGCGGAATTTCTTCTGGAGTCTATCCAGAATACAAACCTGCTTCGTGTATGTCCCGAGGTTCCGAGATTTCGCATGAACCCCCGGGGAGATGATCGCTCCACCCATGGGAAGGAGCCCTTCGAAAAGAAGGGCTCTCTTTGCAGTGGTAAAGGAGATTTGATCATCCCCACATCTCGACGTCAAGGGATCCCCTGGCGTCCCCCTAAAGGTTACATCCTTTAGGCGGCCCCCCTCCACTTCTTTCAAAATCCCTTTAACAGACAATCTAGGAAAGGCCCGGAGCAATGCTCCGGACAACTCCCAGAAAAATCTATTAAAGAGGTTAAGAAAGAACCAAGAGGAGGGGTTCGCCATGGCGATCCCTCGGTTTGTTACCGAAGTATCAAGATCCTCGTATTCAACTTCCATTGGAGAGGTGGCGAGTGGTGAGAGGATTCTCACCACACTTGGGGTAGTAGGGTCCTTTAAGTAACCTCGACAGAGTCGAGTGATGAGATCCTGGTGAAAGGTGTCCGTGGCTCTTGATAAATCAAGAGACATGACCACCCTCTTCGCCAGGAACTCATCATCCGACCTCTCGAGGACCTTATTGGCCCTCTTCATGAAGGACACTAGAGTTCCCTCCCCGGAGATGGTCCCGACCTCGGGATCCTTCTTCAGGGATGAGTAACAATAGGTCCTCACGAGGTGCAGCAGAGTGGCAACGACAGAATCGGCAGGGGTCACAACCCTTGCCTTATTCCCTTGCTCCTCCACTGCAACTGCCCTAGTGGGGTAGGGCTTTGGCTCAAACCCGTCGAGGGAAATCACAGGAGGTGACCTATACCTTCCGGTATAAGGTTCACCTTCTATGAGATCCCCCACAGGGTCAGGAACAAAGCCCATACCCCTCGCCCTCTCCAAGAGGAACAAAACCGAGTAGTCCCTCAATATCATGTTCGACTCCGGCCCCTCGAGGAATGCTGGGAGGAAATCCCAGTAGCCCCCGATGGCCGTGTGTGAACCGATATAGTGGGTCCTACACTTGAGTCCCTCCAGAGTCTCAGCAAGAACCCCCCTAACAAACGCAGCCCTCCCCCCCTCCCTACGAGAGAAATCGTAGGTAGAGGAGGAGGTGTTTGTCAGGGTGATAGCTCGAGGACTCGGAGGGAACTCACTACGGTAGAGTTCCGCGAAATTCTCAGCAAGATTGAGGAGCCCTTCACTCGTCACGCCACCGCTAGTGGTTGTCTCCTGGTGTAACTTAAGAGATTTTTTACATTTCTCTTGAGATGGCACCGGAAGACCACCCTTAACGGAGTACAGCGTATAGAGATGAAAGGAGTTCCTCTCTGAGGAGGCCCCCTCGGGCGAATAGGGGCCCTTCGTGGGTAACAATAAACCACGAAGGATCCCCTTCGCCCAAGGGAAGAGGACCCATCCATCGCGAGTCGCGCCAATGGTACCTGACTCTACTTCAGGTCGAGAGTAGTCACTCTCGATTGAGTAGTACAGGGCCCAGTCGCACAGACTCGCGATACGGGATAGAGTCCAATCGCCTCCTTGGAAACACCAGGACCTGAGGAGCCACCTGTACAATTTTAGGATTCCAGATCTCGTCTCTTGGTAGAGCCGGGGGGTTAGAGATAACCCCTTGACTAAACCAGGAGATATAATCTCTAGGAAACCGGAAATTGACAACCAGGTGTCCCTCAGGCGACCTCGGTCCTTTCCACTGAGATTTCGCAGTGAATGCGAGAATACAGATCGTCGACCTCCAATGAACTTCCACGTGATCCCGTTAGGGAGAACCGCCTTTCGACGGCCCTTGGCCTTCGGGGATCGGTGTCCATCTCCCT